GCCGAGACGCTTATATTTCGATACAGAAACATATAGCCCGGAGGACATTAAGTCCACGGGCGCCTATAAATACATAGAATCGGGGGGTTTTCAGCTCCTTATAGTGTCTTTCGCCTTTGATACATCTCCCGTTCAGGTGATAGATCTGGCCAAAGGAGAGGAGCTCCCCGACTATTTCATCTCCGCTTTAACTGACCCGGAGATCGAGAAATGGGCTCATAACGCCGTATTTGAGAGACTCGTATTTAAGCGTATAGGACTACCTATCCCGATCGATCAATTGTATTGCTCAATGACAAAAGCAGCCTATTGCGGACTGCCTTTGGCTCTGGATGAACTCTCCAAGGCGTTGGTCCTCGGGGAGCACGGGAAGAAATCAACAGGTAAAGCTTTAATCCGGTTTTTCTGTTCCCCGTGCAAGCCAACTAAGTCCAACGGGATGAGGACTCGGAACATGCCGGACGACGACCCGGACAAGTGGAACGAGTTCAAGACGTATGCCGAATATGACGTGATTGCCGAACGCGACATCGTGGAACAGCTGGACCAATTCCCATTCCCGGAGTTCGAACGTCGGAACTACCTCGTAGACCAAAGCATCAATGACCGGGGAATTCTGATAGATCTCGATATGGCCGGAAACGCCATCTCTTTTGATGAGGTGTACACGGAGGAGATGACCGACCGGATGAAGGAGCTAACGGGCTTGGACAATCCTAACAGTTTAGCTCAGCTCAAGACATGGCTCAAAACCAACTTCGGGCTCGAGTTCCCAGCACTTGGCAAACCTGAGATTCTCGAATATCTGAAAAACAATCCGGGAGCTCCAGATCTGGTCAAGGAGGTTCTCGCTGGTCGGCTTGCACTGTCCAAGACCTCAACTAAGAAGTACATTGCTATGCTCAATTGTGCTTCCAAAGACCGGAGAGCTCACGGGTTATTCCAGTTTTACGGGGCTAACAGAACAGGGCGTTGGTCGAGTCGTATGATCCAGCTCCAGAACCTCCCCCAAAACCACATGAAGGATTTGAGCCTTGCCCGAAGCATGGTGGAGAAAGGAGACTACGGCCTCATCGAAATGTGTTACGGCAATATCCCGAATGTTTTGTCCGAGCTCATCCGAACAGCCTTCATAGCCCCGGAGGGTAAAATGTTTGCAGTAGCCGACTTTAGTGCTATTGAGGCCCGAGTCCTGTCCTGGTTAGCCCAGGAGAAATGGCGACTCGACGTCTTCAACACTCATGGCAAGATCTATGAGGCATCAGCATCACTCATGTTCGGGGTTCCCATTGAGCAGGTTACGAAAGGATCGGACCTCAGACAGCGGGGTAAGACGGCAGAATTGGCACTCGGTTATGAAGGATCTGTCAATGCAATGGAGAAGATGGACAAGGAGAAGAAGCTGTCCAAAAAGGAAATGGATTCCATCGTAGCTCTTTGGCGCCGAGCCAATCCTAAAATTGTCGAGTTTTGGGCGGAGGTGAACGAGAAGGCCATCGAGTGCGTCCAGACCAGGAAAACCAAGAAAGTAAGTTGTCTCGTCTTTGAACATGACGGGACCAATTTGACGATAGCTCTCCCGGCTGGGAGAAAACTATACTACAGAAATCCCCGTGTGAGACCCAACAGGTTCGGGCAGACTGGCATTGTCTACGACGGCATGGTCCAGTCAGTAGGATGGACAGAGGTAGAGACATACGGGGGCAAACTGGTGGAGAACATAGTCCAGGCAATCTCCCGGGATCTTCTCGCCGAAGCAATGTACAGACTAAGCATTATGAAAGACTTCGAAATAGTAATGCACGTCCATGATGAAGCCATTGCAGAGGTAGACGAGGATCGAGCCGGGGATTGTCTGGAAACTATGTGTAGAGTTATGGGAGAGGATCTTCCTTGGCTGAACTGCTTGCCAATGGGATTACCTCTCAAAGCAGACGGATACGTTACTAAATTTTATAAGAAAGACTAATGACATACGACGGGGAACTTGATATTGCAATCGGACTGAGTGCAAGATCAAAAGTATGGAGCAACAAGAAACTGAAATGGTCTGAATTGGTCAGTCGACTCGGGGAGGAGAACAAGACCACTGAAACATTTAAGGAGTTTGTTTCTGCAAGCAAGGAGGACCAGCTCAAAATAAAAGACGTAGGCGGATACGTTGGAGGCTACCTGAGAGGGGGCAAAAGAAGCCCGGCCAATGTGGTCCACAGACAGTTGATGACACTCGACTTGGACTTTGCTCACAAAGACCTCTGGGATGACTTTACTCTCCAGTTTGACAATGCAGCTGTTCTGCATGGGACTCACAAACACTCAGATGCGTCTCCCCGGTACCGACTAATAATGCCACTGAGCAGAGAAGTCACGGCTGATGAGTATGTGGCCATAAGCCGAAAAATTGCCGGGATAATCGGCATAGACCTTTTCGACAATTCAACTTTCGAGACCAACCGACTCATGTTCTGGCCTTCTACGCCGAAGGACATGGACTACTACTTTAAGGTTCAGGACGGTCCATGGATTGATGCTGACGAGATCCTCAACTCCTATGCCGATTGGAAGGACTCATCACTTTGGCCCACAGCTTCGTCCCGTTTCGAAGCTGTAGACAGAGCCGTTAAGAAGCAGGGGGACCCAACCATAAAGAGGGGGCTCATAGGAGCGTTCTGTAGGACGTACTCCATACCCGAAGCAATAGAGACTTTTCTCTCTGACACCTATGTCCCATCAGCATTGGAGGGCCGATACACTTACACAAAAGGAAGTGCTTCGGCTGGTCTTATCGTGTATGAGGACAAGTTCGCTTATTCCCATCATGGAACTGACCCGTGTGGGGGTAAACTTTGCAATGCGTTTGACTTGGTCCGCATACACAAATTCGGCCACCTTGACGACAAGGTCAAGGATCCCTCGTCGAAGTTGCCAAGTGTGTCAGCAATGGAGGAGTTCGTACGCAATGACCCAGACACTAAGACAACCATTGCCAACGACCACATCAACAGTGCCAAGTACGAGTTTGCCGATCCAGAGCATGATCGGACTCAGGAAGAAGTCGTCGAAAAGGAGGTTGACCCGGAGGCTGAGAGCGTCGAGTGGATGAAGGAGCTGGAGGTTGATACTCGGGGAGCGTACCTCTCGTCGGATGCCAACCTCAACCTCATATTTGCAAACGATCCCCGGTTCAAAAGACTGTTCAGACAAAACGACTTTGACGGGAAGAGGTACGTTTTCGGGAATCTCCCGTGGCGTCGGGTTGTTAAGCCGGAGCCGGTCAAGAACGTAGACTACTCCGGGGTCCGGAACTATTTGGGTTGCATATATGGAATAACGTCCTCGCTAAAGATCGACGATGCCATGGCTCTGGAATTTGAACGCAACCACTTCCACCCGATTCTGGACTACCTCAATGACCTCAAATGGGACGGGATCCAACGGGTAGACAAACTCCTGATTGACTACATGGGGGCTGACGACAATATCTACTCTCGCGAAGCCATCCGCAAGATGCTGGTTGGAGCAGTTGCCCGAGTTATGAACCCCGGGGTCAAATTCGACCTTGTGCTTATGCTCGTAGGACCTCAAGGATCCGGCAAAAGTACGTTCATCAAAAAATTGGGAAAATCCTGGTTTAGCGATACATTCCTGACAGTCCAAGGAAAGGAGGCTCTCGAGCAGATCCAGGGGGCATGGCTTATTGAAATAGCTGAGCTCTCCGGTCTCCGCAAAGCGGAGGTTGAGTCAGTGAAGCATTTCATATCTAAGTCAGAAGACTCATTCCGACCAGCGTATGCCAGAACTTCTGAGATATATCCCCGGCAATGCGTCTTTTTCGGCACCACCAACGACAGCGAATTCCTGAGAGACCCCACTGGCAACAGACGCTTCATGCCAGTGGACGTGGTCCCCAACAATGCCAAAAAAGACGTGTTCATGGAACTGGACGACGAGATAGACCAGATATGGGCTGAGGCAGTTGTCCTGTACAAATCCAAGGAAAAACTCTATTTGAGCCATGAAGCAGAAAAAATAGCCAAAAATGAGCAAAGCTCGCACAGCGAGTCGGATGAACGGAAAGGCATCATTGAGGCGTACTTGGAACGTCAACTCCCGGACAACTGGGACTCAATGGACCTCTACCAGAGAAGAGACTTCCTGGTCGATGAGTTAAACCCCAAAGGGACCACCCCCCGAGACTACGTGTGTGTTGCTGAGATATGGTGTGAATGTCTTGGGCGGAACAGAGAGGACATGGACCGGTATAAGACTCGAGAAATAAATGACTTGTTAAAGAGCATGCCCGAATGGGAGCCATGCAAGTCTACTAAAAATTTCCCCATTTATGGAAAGCAAAAATACTACGTGCGAAAACTCGATTGAGAAACGGCTCGTCACTGAGGTGGAGAGAGTTGGTGGCTGGTGTTTGAAACTCCCCGCAATTCACAATGCTGGCCTCCCTGACCGGCTCTGTCTGTTCCCCGGTGGCGAAGTCGTTTTCGTTGAGTTGAAAGCATTCGGCAAAAAGCCCCGAAAAATACAGACATTAATGCACCAGAAACTGAAAGCAATGGGCTTTCGAGTCGAGGTGATAGACACGACCATGGGTTGTAAAATGTTAGCATTGGAATATGACCAAAAATGATCTCCATCAATACCAGCTACAAGCTGTTGACCACATAATAAGCCACACGCACTGTGCTCTGTTCCTGGACATGGGATTGGGTAAAACAGTGTCTACTTTGACAGCCATCAACGAGCTCATGTTTAAAGAGGTCGAGGTCCGACGAGTATTAGTCATAGCTCCCAAAAGAGTAGCCGAATCAGTCTGGACACAGGAGGTCGAGAAATGGGACCATTTGAAGCACATTAAAGTGTCTCGCATCATCGGAACAGAACGTCAACGTCGTGAGGCTCTCGCCAAGAAGGCAGACATATACACCATCGGGAGAGACAACGTGGCTTGGCTATGCGGACTCTACGGGGGATCTTGCCTACCATTCGACATGGTGGTCATCGACGAGCTCAGCAGTTTCAAGAATCCCAAGTCAATCCGATTCAAAGCTCTTAAGCACGTTCAGGCTTCACTCTCCCGAGTAGTAGGTTTGACTGGTACCCCGGCACCCAACGGTCTTATGGACCTTTGGGCCCAAATGTACCTCCTGGACCGGGGAGAGCGCTTGGGCAAATACATATCCCACTATCGTGACAACTACTTTAAGCCAGGACGTAGAAACGGGCATATTGTATATTCGTACGACATATCCAAAGAGAATCAGGAGCGCATATATTCAAAGATAGGGGACATCTGCATGAGCATGAAAGCTAAGGACTACCTCGATCTCCCCGAGCGCATCGACAACATAGTCGAGATCCAGATGCCCCCAGAAATCCAAAAAGCTTATGACTCTTTCGAGGAGGAACAAGTTCTCAGCATGATTGATCAGCTCGGGGACGCCGTAGAGATACCAGCTGTCAATGCAGCAGCTTTGTCCACGAAGCTCCTCCAGTTTGCCAATGGAGCAGTGTACGATGAACAGAGAGTGGCCCATGAGGTGCACACGTTGAAGATCGAAGCCACGAAGGAACTCATTGAGGACGCCGGGGGACAGTCAGTCCTCATCGGATGGACATTTCAGCATGACAGAGACAGGCTCATGAAGGCTCTCGCCAAGTATAAGCCCCGGGAACTCAAAACGGAGAAGGACATCGTTGACTGGAATGCCGGCAGAATCCAGGTTCTTTTGATGCACCCGGCTTCCGGGGGTCATGGGCTCAACCTCCAAGCCGGAGGACACCGCATCATCTGGTTTGGGCAGACCTATTCTCTTGAGCTGGAGCAACAATTCAATGCTCGGCTTGACCGACAAGGACAGAAGGAGGTCGTGATAGTCAATAAACTGGTATGCTCGAAGACAGTGGACCAGGACGTCATAAGAGCCCAGAAAGCGAAGACTCGGGGACAGGATGCTCTCATGGAAGCTGTAAAAGCGAGGGTCGAAAAATATATGAAAAAATATCGCAAAACATCGTAGTATTTGTAGCAGAATTATTACATTTGTGATACAAACAAAACAATAACACTATGAACTACGAAAACAAACATCGAATCGAAAGTCTGGCAAAAGCCGCTTGTCCCAACAACAAAAAAGTCTCGGTCATATTCCGAAGCAAAGAGAACAAGTTATCCGACCGGCCCAACGCTTTCATAGTAACTGTCGGGAAGAAGGGCTACACCTCAGTTAGACAGTCGAACTATTGGGCAGTAGACACAGTCAACTCCTGCAAAGACTACTCCGACCAGGAGCTCGCCCAGATATTGAACACGATAACCAAAGCCCTCGGGTCCCTCCGATTCTTCGGCTATCAGGATGCTAAATTCGTAAATTACAAAGGTGAAGAAGTAGAGGCTTAGCCTCTACTTTTCCCCGTTTTATCGTAGGAATAAGAATATTTTTCACATATTTGTAGTACAAACAAAAGGACAATGAAACAATATTACTACGAATTAATGGACGAGGATTACAACAGCTACGAAGCAGCTATCCCCGACGGAAGAATCAAAGCCAGAGCCATTGCTCAAGCAAAGCGAGCAATGAGGGACTTGGGGATCCGAAGGGCTCTACTGGCAGTCAATAGCATGATGACCTCCAACATATTGGACATAATCACAGTCGAATTGGATTGAAATAATTTCAATTTTTCTGGTGAAAAATTTTTTTAATTGGACATTTTTTCTTACTTTTACCCTACACTTAACAACTAAACACTATGGAAAAGTTTATCGAAAAGTACATGAGCTACAGCTCGAAAGTTCTTCAAAAGTTGGCCAAGGTCAAGACCGGTGACGAGCTTGACGCCATCGAATCCATCCTTGCATCGAGAGGAGCATCTCAGAAACATCCGGCAGAGGAGGGCGCTGTCTACAACGCCACTGAGACCGAAGAGTACAAAGCCGAGAACGGCATCAAGGAGAACGACGAGGTCGCCGAGGAGAAGCCGAAGAAGGCTCGCAAGGCAAAGACTCCGAAGAAGGCTCGCAAGGCAAAGACTCCGAAGGAGCCAGGGGAACCCCGCCCGTTG